TACCGGTACGAGTGTTAAAATCTACAACATTACCATTTGCTCTTCGCAAAATAATATTATTAGATTTTCCCATACCGAGAACTGTAATGTTATTCGCAGCGAAGGTGATAGCCGCTGTCTCAGTATAGGTGCCAGGATAAACCAGGATCGTGTCGTTGGCACTTGCCGCGGTTACCGCTGTGGACAGGTCGGTATAATCGGCCCCTGAAGCTCCAACGGTTATGGTTGCCCCGATAGGCACATCATAATCTGTACCGGGCCGAACCGTGAACTGCGCCCACGCAGGCCCCGCAAATAACGAAATAATAAATAATATAAACAATAGTTTTTTCATATCACCACCTTAGAATGAACTCATATAATATTGTGCGGTTACGATGCAAGCGGCCGGTGCCACCACACTAATCGTGGTTGCTGCACCGATGGCCCGAATATACGGGTTAAGCTCAGCCCCTGACCCATTCGTGATGTCCGCTGCCGGTGCTGCTGCCGTTGTCGAGAAGTCAGCATAGAACGATGCGGCGGCCCCGGTTGTCGTGACACATCCAAACATCACGTATTTTGCATCATCAGGAACCGTGAACGTTTCTGCAACTGTGGCTGCTAAAACTTTCGCGTCAACATGGGAGCATGTCGGAATGGCATAAATCGGGCCTTTCTTATCCCATGCGACTTCAAGTTTTTCCGTGACCGTGGCATAAATACCACCGGCAAAAAGTAATACGATCAATATTGCTGCCCATACAATTCGTTCTTTTTTCATGACATCACCCCCTAAATTTGTGACAGATTTTTTGGTTTGAATAGCTTTTTGGATTTATCGAAATCAAACTCGTTCAATACCTGATATGTCAATTTCTTGTCGGCCTGGGCTTTTTCGTCCATGAGTTTCAGGAATTCCCGATCCTGCTTGAACAACACAATTTCGTCATAATCGCCCGCAGGGTTCAATCGGATAGGCGGGATAAAGTCATCCGGCTTTTCGTCAAGGCCAAAATATCGTGGCGGTGGATCTCCGCAAGCCCATAAATACTGAACTTTGCCGGTATCTTTATTCACCAGGGCATAGATAAAAGGTTCATCGGATGCCTTGATATAGCGCCACCCGACAGCATAATTCCTATTGGTATCACCGTTCACGACAAGTGTATTCCTGATCGCAATCATGGCGATCTGATCGGTTGTGCTGTCAGTGTTGCCCATGACCATGATATTCTCATCCTCGCCGTATATATGCGGGAAAAAAGAATAGGCTTGCATATCTATATCGACCGTGGTTGATGCCGCAAGATCTGCTGATCCCGTGCCCGTATCGGTGCTTAATGCAAGAGGCTTAATCTCGGGATGTCCAGAATCACCCGCCGCCAATGCTGATATATTGGCTTGTAATTGGGTCATCTTTGTCGATGTCAATTTAGACCCATATGCAAATGTTAACGCTGTCCATGCCATTTTGTTAATACCTCCATGATCCGTTTGTTACATTCAGGGCAAACGTGCGCCCGTTCTGCCCCTGTTTCAAGGTCAACCAACCCTACCACATGGCCCCAGCCTGGAAAGCCCTGTCCATCGGCTTTCTCGGCGCAGGATGCATTACACCCAGGAACATCACAGTGTATGGTTGCCAATATCATAATAGCCTGTCGTTATAATCCAGAAGTGAAACATCAAGAGTAAATGCGGTTTGTGCTGCCGCCGTATCTAATTCAACCGAAATCAAGCCGGTGTTCATATCAAGACCATACTCAGTTATCCTGAACGCAGACTCGCTTGTAACCGAATGAAACGAATTCACGACACGTATCGTTTCCCCGATGTCACGATTAAGACCGAACAGCCCTGTTTCAATATTGAACACCCTCGGTGGTTCGTTATACAAAAACACTTCGCGCTGCGCCCGATTTATCGCATTGACTGATGTTGTGAATGAGCATGATTTTTTATCGAGAACGCCCTCGTGCATACCAAACGTGTTGACACTCGTTGCGTCCGAATCAACACAAATAATATCAAAAACGTCCGTGGTTTTGTTGTAATCCGTGAACACCCATTGCGTATTGATTAGCCTTTGAGCATCAACATCAAGCTCAAACCCGACATATTCATCCTGGGTCAACAAAGAATCTTCTGCGGATGCTTCATAAAACCGTTCAAATACAAGCTTGCCAGAACCATCGCAAAAAACGACCGATGCGTTTAGTTCTGTCAATTCTGTCAATGCTTTTGTAACCTTAAAGCCCTCATAATTGGCATCGTTCAGGATCGAGTCACCGCTAAACGCCGCTGCCCATGCAAGCCACTTCGTCCAGTCAATATCTGTGTTGCCTGTGCCAGATGTCGAATCAAGCCCTCCATAACAGGTGCATAATGTCCATGCGATATCTGACGGGATAATACCCGTAAACGTGACCGGTGTTTCATTGTCGCCGACTTTGAGAGTCGCCAGATTGAAAAGCCGATCCTTGAACGTCATCACGACCTTGGCATCTTCATATTTCAACTCGCGCAGGGTGCCGACAAATACATCACGAACCGATGGTGTGCTGCTGCCCGCGTCTGCAAACCCGACCTGGAACGTGCCGGTTTTTTTCGCCGTGGTGTATAAATTTGAGTGAAGTCCGTTAAAATGTTGATCCGTGTTCGCCAATTCGACCGTCATCTTGCCTGGGCGCAGATCGTTTGCTGTGCGTTTGATCTTGCCGTATTTGATCACGCGGTCGGTATAATCAGAGGTTCCTATCGAAAACGATCCCGAGGGTTGTGGGGCCACGGTTGCGACCTCGTATGATATATATAGTCGCGGAAAATATGACCCGTTATATGACCAATCCGGCCTTGAACTTCTGCCATCCCATGATATCAACGACCTGTAATCACCCGCCGATGCGCTCGTAACAAGGAATGAAAACAGTATATTTTCGCCGGATGCCCAACCGTCTTTGTCTATGACATCCTTGACCAAATCTTTTAGGTCGGGAGTCCATGCCGCGCCGGATGTAACGGAAGATGTTTGCCCGTTCCAAACAACCTCATTTGCAATATATACCAAATTATCGCACGATTCGATTGATACCGGTGGGGTCGGGCTTACCTCGTCAACCGCGTGTATGGTCGCATTCACACGGTCGTTTGACCATGTATAATGTGGATAGCTTAATATTTGCGCTGATAATATATTCGCATTCGGCGGGATTGTAATGTCGCGAAAGTTGATCCACATATTTGAAAATGAATTCCCATAATCACCAAACAGCATCAGGTTGCTTGATCCGACATAGCTTGATTCAGACCAATAACCATCGTCAAAAGATGTCGATGGTTCAAATATGACCGTGTTTACCGTCATCAGTAAGTCGCCAGTTCCATTTTGCCCTTATAATAATCATCATAAGGTTTGTTGTATTGATTTAACGGGGCTTCGTCACCCTGTATTCTAACGCTGTTGACCTCGGTTGCCGTGGACGATGTGACCAGGAGCAACAGATCCGTGTTGCTGCTGAACCAAGAGTTCACGATTGCCGCGTCACCCGCTGCCACCCAGGACACCGAAAACTTGAACTCAGTAAACGATCCCCATTTATATGTGTACTGTTTGCCGGAAAGAGTGCGGTGCTTGACCTCGTTTTTAACAACGTGCCGGTCATAATCGTACTCGGGATATATAGTGACCGCTGTCGCCGATGACGGCCCGATCTCATAGACTAATGCCATTAGTACAACCCCTGGGCCGCAAGTTTATTCAAGGCCGGTGCGATCTTTTGCTCCGCGAAATCCTCGACCTCTGATTTACTCATTCCTGACAAATCCGTATTCGGGAAATTCAATGTCGCTGTTATCTGTGCGCCGCCGCCCGCGCCACCAGATTGCATGAACTCGATCAGATCCGCGTTCTGGTTAGGCGATAAAACACGCTCGCCCTGGTCAAGTAAATATGTCTGTTCCCTGGGTACGCTCGACATGCCACCATGCGCCGCCGGATAGCTCTGTGCCCTGATCTGTGCAACCCGTCCCATGCCCGCGATGATCGCCGCTGCCGCCGCCGCTGTCGCCAGGGCAGGCCCAACCCCTGGAATCCAAACGACCGACTCGTACGCTTTCTGCGCCGATGATATCGTGCTTATGATCGCGTCAATCGTATGAACGTTTTTCATCAACTCGAAAAAGTCCTTGCCTAAACTGCCCGCTGCTGAATACAGGTTCGACATTATATCCTGTACCGCATCCGACTTTAGCTGCTCGATTTCTTTTTCGCGCTCGGCAACATATATCGCGTTCTGTATCGCCAGTTCGCCATACTCTGAATTCAGGGCCGCGACCACATCAAGATACTGTTGGTGTCGGGCCGCTGCTATCTCATAAGCCGCATTCGCTTCGTCCTCGTCAGTCAGGCCAGGGATTATCGGGGCATCACCAGCACCGGCTCTAATTTCAGAAAAGAAGTTCGACAGGGTTCCGCGCAGGCTTTTTATCTTATCCTCAAAATCAGGCAATCCATCTGCGGTGGCGTTTATTGCGACCAATAATTCGGTCGTTTTTTTTCCTGTGTCCTCAAACGCCCAAGCAAGATCATCGGACAACACACCGGCAACCTTTCCACCAAGTTCATTAATCTTTTGATATGCAAACAGCACCTTGTCGATGCTCCAAAACAACCCCTGCAACCCGACCACCGACAACGCCGCGCCCTGCAACATGATATCTACAAACCCCACCATCCCATTTGCAATAGAAGCGAAACTATCAACGATGTCATCACGATTGTATGCTATAATGCTGGCAAGATTGTTAAATCCTTCGGTTAATACCGGAAATAATTGTTCTGCGAATTGGCTTTTTACCCCTTTCATTGAACCGGTTAGGCGGGTCATACTGTCATTGAACTCGGCGGCGTTTGCACCGGCCTGGGCCGATATCACAAGCCCGAACCTTTCAGCTTCCGATGTCATCTGCTCAAAGCCCTCGCGCCCATCCTTGAACATTTGCAGCATGGTCGTGCCGCGCATCCCGAATATCTGGTATGCCGCCGCTGTTTTCTCAGTCGCATTGGTGATGTTCCCGAATGCTTCTGCAATATCGGGCATGATATCTTCTGACGTTCTCAACTGTCCGTTGATATCGGTCAATGAAACACCCAACAGGTCAAAGGCTTCAACCGCAAGGCCGGTTCCCTTGTTGGCTTCCTGTATGCGCACCGCCAACATTTCAACCGCTTTGTTCATGCTCTCGACTTTAATGCCTGCAATGTCTGCGGCAAAAGCCATCTTGGATAGAAACTCGGTTGCCAACCCTGTGCGATCTGACATCTTCTGGATCTTGTCATATGCCGTGGCAGTCGTTTTCGCCATCGCAAATATCGCCGCACCCAACCCCGCAAATGCAATCGCCGCCGTTTTCGCAAGCCTGCCGATCCCAGGCAATGCACTTTGCAGCTTCGCAAATTTACTGCTAAACCGATCTTTTGCCCCAATGATAAATTCTAAGTTTTCAGCCATTTGATCGCCTTGCGCTTATTCGTGCATTCTCATCTTTTATGATCGCAAATATTTCAATCATAACATTCGCCTGTTCCAGAAGTGATTTGCCATCGGGCCATTCAAGCCGCGAATAATACCCCATTGGTATTATCTTAACATGCCGCTTGTCGGTCGGTATTTCTCGTTCTCCGTACCATCGCCATTCATGGCAGCACTCAAATAAGTTTATCCATTCGATCACCGGCAACCCATTCAATATTTTCAAGCCGTATTTCCAGGGCTTATGGATTGCCAACCTTAGTTTTTTGCTTGTCCTTTACTGATAACCGACATCGTAAATAAGCGGGTCATTATATCAGCACACAATACCGCAAACACCGATTCATCCGTGATTTGCTCAACCGTGACCGGCACCGCCTGGGCCTCTGCTGACTCCTTGACCATGATACCCGCAATATCTTTTACATGATCAGGGAATATCTTTGAACATGCGCCCTGCAACTCAAGCAACTTTTCAAACCCGTCTGTTTCTGCCATCTTTTCGGTTTCGTCCGGTGTCTTGTCTTTGAACTGTGTAAAATATCCCATCTGCGGCGATGTCAACAACATGGCTTTCCGTGATAAAGATTTCAGATCCATTGACACCATGCCACCCTGGAACTCGGTTTCGTACCTCTGCCATCCTAAAATAATTTCCATGCTCGTTTCTCCTTTTACGTTGGGTTCACTTATTCAAGATACTGCAAACAAGTGTTCTGCATCGTGACTTCAAGCAAGGTTGCCGATGTGCTGTGGTACTCGATCTTGCCAGTGAACGAAGCTTCCACAATCCCAGGCCCGCCGAGGTTGACTGTGACATCGCTATATTTTACCCCAGGCATATCAAATTCGATGTAGCCCTCGTACCCGCTTGAAATGTCGGCACCCTCGATAGTTGCGATAATCGGTTGTGATGCATGATTTCTCCAATGATCGAACTCGTTGTCGTTCAAGAAAAACATGGTGCCTGCGATCTCAGCAGTACGAAAGCCCGACCGCTTGACACGGTTAGGGGTCTTGGTACCATCCAGGGTTCCCCTGCCCTCTAACGCATTGTTCAGGGTAATGGTCAACTGGCTTACATCGTCAATCGCCCCGCCTGCCGATCCCTGGAAGCTGATCGATGCCTGATCCCATGTGAATTCTGAACCGGCAAGGTATGATGGGGTACCCTTGGCAACCTTGGCAAACTTGCCACCGATCACGCTCATGGTATGCCGCACGATAGAACCGTGGGTAATCTCAGTCACCAACTGGTCGCACAGGCAATCATAATATTGATGCGCCGATCCACCATCACGATACACCTGTATGGTCATAGGCGGCACCGCTGCCATTGCGTCAAAATCCGTGGTCTTCGGTATAAAGTTATGCACATAGCTGGACCCCAACACAGTACCGGTTGACTGACCGAACCATGCCGTGAACAACTTACCCGACAAAATAGGGTGTGCTTCAACCGTGATATCACCCGCGATTGCGTGCGGCCCTTCGTGTGACGGGCCTTCCTCAAACCGGCCCCGAATACCCTCTGCCATAATCAATGGGATATCTTCTTTCAGGCTTTCGTTGATCAGCGGGAACCAATGCATTGAACTGGTGTACGCCGTTCCGAAGCTCTGTTGAAAGCAGATACCTAAATGTCCTTTCATTCCGTACATTCAAATCACCCCGCTGCTTTTTTAGTTTTTGGTTTCTTGTATTTCTCGGCCTGCCCCTGCTCGATCAGGCTCAATGCCAGATCCGTTTCGACCGCATAAACCCCATTAGGTCGCATGATACCGACATATGGGATCTCTTTTTCTTCATCGTCAACCCACCTAATTTTCATCATGACGCTCTCACTCCCGAATGTATTGTAATTATTGCCGCATGAAAACTGATACCGCTTTCTTCATCGGCATTGTATTGATACTCGATTGAATATCCCAGGGGTATTTGAACCGTACCGGACAAGGTCGGGTTGTCGTTCAGGATGTCGATCACCTGTTTTTCAAGATCCTGCAATTTGTCCTCGGCATCGGCCCCCGAATCGTGTGACGCGGATTGTATTTCGATCAGGACATCGACCAATGCCATCCAATTTTTGCCGGTGGCATGTGGTTCGTAATCGACCGACCCGCGATAAATACCGATCCATCCATCCACCGCCCGACTCGGATCATCGTTGCGCATCGGGTTGCGCTGTATCGTCACGGCCCCCGTTACGGTTCCCAGGAGTGTTTCGACCGCCTGGGTGATATCTTTTAAATTTATCATCTGATCGCCTGCCTAATAAACCAGTTATAATGTTTCGCCAACTTCGGCTTGATTTGCCTGTCCAGGGGCAGGATGCGCCGAACCGGTAATGACCCTAACCCCTTTTCGTGCGGTTCACCATAATCCATTTGCGATTGCAGTTTGCCTGTTCTGGAATTATAATAATGCTTCCACTCGTTTTTCAAGTTGCCGACATTTATCAACACCCTGGGGTCTTTGGTTTCGTGGTGCTTGTAAATTCCATACCCTCTTTCCCTTGCGATCAATGTCGCGGGTGCTAACGGCTTCCATCCACCGCCGCCGCCCATAGCAAGCCTGCCCTCGCCCTCAAAGTTCTTTTGCACCCACCGGTCAACGATAGCAATCGCCTGGGCATTGGCTTTCCGGCTCACGCCCGACCGCTGCCCGCCCGACAGTTTCATCTTGCGGGCCATCATGCGCTTTTGCAGAAGGTTCAAACCGATAACCTTGATTATAAAATCAGACATTAAATGCCCCTCGCATCTTCTAAGTCCTCGATCCGGCTGCTTGACACCATGCTGTCCTCGGCATCGAGCATCGAATGGGTTGGATGATAACCTTTCGTGTTCGACCACACCCGATCTGTTCCTGACAATGGCGCAATGGTCGTGCCGCTGCCGGTGTAGATATATTCATTGCCTTTTTTGATATCCTCGATCCTGGCGTAAACCTCTTTCCGTAGGCCGGCCCGATCCGCAACCTTACCACCTTTCGCGTATGCCAGATCGATGATCAGATCCTTGACGGTCGGATGCCCTGCTGTGAACGGCGTATCAAATGCAGACGATAACCGCGCATTGATTTCCGCCTCGGCATAATAAATCAGGTCATCGGTGATATTGGTCGAGGACATCGTATTAAAATAATTATATCGGGCCAATAATTCGGCTTCGCTTACAAGTGCCATTAGACGTAATCTCCCTCGTATCGTTGTGCGGATTCGTTGATCAACATGGCAGTGAATCTTCTGATATGATCGCCGTTCTGGAACAGGCCCGCGATTTCCTGGGCCGCAGGGTTCGCCCGCTGTCCGTTGTTGCCCATGATCATGTCGTGGGCCATTGCAAAGTCAATCCCGCCGTTGCCCAATACTGATACCGCTTCGGAATAATATGGCAGGGTTTCTATCGCCATCCGGCCCTGTTTCAAATCAATCAACTCGATCCATCCCTGAACGATCAGGGTCGCCATTGTTCTCATCTCCTCAAACGGTTGCCCGCCGGTGCGCTCTAACTCGTACTTGATCATATGTGCAAGATCCCTGATCCATAACATTTTACCCAGGTGCCGGTCGGGGTATCGTTTATGATCCTCATTGATCAAGGGCCAATTTCTTTTGAACCGTTCCCGCCTGATTTCCTCGGTCGGATATCCGGTGTGCATTATCGCTACTTCTGGAAGTACCCATATGCGCCCGACTCCGGCATTGATATCGTCATCCTTGGTCGGATGCTCATGCACGAACCCCTTGAAATGCACATCGCCGACATTCCTAAACAACCGGATCGGCATATCAGTTTTGAATAACGCTGCCGGCTCCGTTGCGAAATGGTGCTGATTGATCCCATAACCATCGTAAACATTCGGGCGCAGATAATATTCCAACGTGTCTGCATACTCTAACAGTTCATCGTCATCGATCCACAATATCCAATCCATTGAAGCCGTATCAACCGTGGCGTTTCTGGCCCCGTCAAATCCGATTTTAAAGGGGCTTTCGATATCAATGATGATTGACCCATACTGTGCCGCGATGTCCTTCGTATCGTCCGTTGTCGTGTTGTCAACGCCGATTATGATCTCGTCCACATACGCCGCGCACTTGGAAAGCGTCTTTGACAGGCTTTTACCGGCATTTTTCACGATCATGCATAGCGATACCGTTTCCCTCGGTGCCTGTTCCCGCAGTTTGCGGTCGTAATTGATCTGGCCTATCGGTATATCTGAATTCTTGAACGTCACCATAAAATGCCCTAAACCGTGTAGGCTCCAGGGGATTGCGATAATATAATATTCGGGTTGATCGCCGAACAGTTCAAATAGATCCGGCCGTGCATAATGGTGTATATGTGCCCGCCATCCTGGGTTCTCATCATACCCCAATGCTTCCCAGGGGCCGTATGGTGTGCCGATAACCATTGTTCCCTCGGGGTTCAGGTGTTTGCGCAACTCCTCGACCAACCCGACCGGATCTGGAACATGCTCAAGGACCTCGGTCAACAGGATGCAATCGAACATTCCCTCGACATCGGTATGCTCTCCGGTGAAAAATTTAACAGGGTGCGTAATGTGTTCCTGCTCTTTTGCCGCCCATGCGATTGCTTTATCGATATTGGATTCATTGATATCATATCCGGTGTACGCAATGTCTTTATACCGGCCCGCCAGATTCATCAGAATAGGGCCATGTGCGCAACCATAATCAAGCAACGACTTCGGGTTGATCTTGCCGACCATGTCTGAAATCGATTCAAACCGGCCCTTGCCGTCTAAGGATTCGGGGCCGTAAAGAACGCCCTTTGCCGCTTCATGATCATAATATCTGTTGAGATACGCAGTATAATCGTTGTTGATATACATATCATAATTGGTTTTGTAATCGGGTATGACCTCGTTGATTGCATCTGTGTCGTTCTGGTATAAATGATTCAGGGCCACGATATCGCTGTGCTTAACCAGATGACGCGCAAGCCGTTCCTTTCCTGCGGATTTCTCCTGCATCAACTGTGTGAACTGCTCAGACCAGCCCTTTGCAATGTCGGGCCATGATTGATATTTTGAAACTGCTTTGGTGTGTAGGCGTTCCCACTTCGCTTGATCGCCCAGGATGTCCTTGACCGTTTTGGCAAACAACGGGATATCAACTACTTTGTTTTTCTCGTCCTTGAACGGCAAGAGGATCGCGCCGTCATGCCCGATGGTTTCCGGTAATGCTGCATGTGCCATCGACAGGAACGGCGTGCCTGCTGCATTGGATTCCATCGCCACGATATTGCTCGTATCTTCAAACGTGGTCGGGTAAACATACAGCATGGATCGTGCAAATAATTCGTACAGGTCGCGCTTACCTAACGCCCCGCAGTTCGTGACATTGGGTAGTTTTTCGCATCGATCCCATAAGATTCTGTAATACTCGCGCATCTGCGGAACCGTGTTGTCATACCCGCATACATATAAATGCTGTTCTGGCAGACTTTCCATAATCCCACCCTCGCCCACCAACTCGGCAAGCCCGCGTTCTGGTCGCGCTGCAAACACTAACGAATTGGGTTCTCTCTGGAATTCGTCAAGCCCTTCAAATTGTGTGTAATCAACTCCATTTTTTGTTGCTATGATATGGCTTTCATCAATACCATACACCGTTGACACCTGTTGCCGGTGAAACTCGGACACGCAGAACACCTTATCGATGTTCACAAAACTCGGTTGAGCAAGGCCCAGGAACCGCTTTAATGCCAGATCATGCAGCCACCAGATGTTAAGCTTAGTAATGTACTTTTTAACGAACGCCAGGGGATGCCGTTGACAAATCAAGACATCCCAGGGTGTGCGCATGACATAATCGAATCGATCACCCATCGGGTTTTCCTGGGTAGGAGTACCAGACCATTCGTAATTGACCCCATCCCATACGCCGGAATGTTTTGAGTTTGTAAACACATATACCTTGTGGCCCAATGCCACCAATTCTCGCGCCATGTAATATGCTGCCGATTCACTCCCCCCCAGGCTTTCGCCGGAAGGTATGGTGTTACCGTTGAATGGCAGGCCGGATGCATGTATACATATAAACATTTTAGTTATTCTCCTTGTAAGATTGCGATTAATTCGGGTTTGTCTGTTCCCCTGGGAACCTTTATGCCTTTAGCCTTCGCGTACTTCCTCAATGCGTTATATTTCCAGGCTGTGAAATCAGCGGTGACGATCTCAACGCCTGCAACAATCCCGACCTCTGGATCGACCGCGCTCGGTGCCGGTTTTCCCTTTTCAGCCTTGATTCTTGCCAGTTCTATAACTTGACCCGTCAACATACTATTCACCCCCTCTTGATCTCCTTGACAATCGGCTTGTGCGTGTTCTGGTGCCTGTTTATTGGGTATGCGGGGCCGAGGAAAGGAGAAACAAAAACCTCGGCCCCTGATTTGAGCCATTAGGCACCCGACTACCTACTGACTCGACCCAACACCTTGAATCAGAAATCCAAGAGTCGAAGCAGTAATTTTCTCAGCCTGAAAATAACCGAGTTGAACTTCCTCGGCCTTGGCCCTGGGCAGGTTAAAAACTTCTGCCTGCATATTCATGCCAGGAACCTGATCCCACCTGAAAGAGTACATAAAACTTGGTACGTCCTTTCGTGGGGTCAAGGGGCAGTAATATGCCAGAACATTGTCATTCCACACCTGTGCCAGCGATGCGGTTTGATTTTCCTCAGTTGAGTTGTAATACGCTTTACCCACAAGCACCTGATCGACCTCGAGCAATGCCGCTGCCTGGGCCTGTGTTACCATACGCCCAGGTGTGTTGATAGGCCCCGCCGTACCGTAAAGGCGGTTATGGATCGCAATGTTTTCCTTGAAATGCCGCCATGCATACTCGCCAAAAATCAGGCGATTCGGGCGATATCCCGTAGTGTCCAGAACAACATTGATCCCTGATTGCACATCGTCCAATGGTGTTGCATTGGTGTAATCCGTCCAACCCGATGCGACCTGGGTATAAGATCCGATGTTGGTTCCAGATGTCACCTGTTGGGAAACACGATACTCCCAGTTCAGATACAACTTGTCTTTGATACGTTCGGCCCTGGCTCCACGCTGTGTGAAATCCCAGGAACCGTCTGCATTTTTAAGATCCTCGTATGAAATGCGATCTTTCAATGCGTAATTATCGCAGAAAAACTTGTCCGATGAAACTCTGTACTCCATCACGTTTGCTTCGGTTTTCGGTGCACGATAATCTTCCTCTGTCCTGAACGCATCCGCAACAGACCATACCGGATAAGAATCAAACTGTTTCTTAACCGGAACGATAGGTGCCAGTGCTTCACCGATAAAACCGGTGGGTTTGTACCCGATAGCGATGTTACTCAGGGGTACGTCAATATGAACATCTCGTCCTGTTGAACCCATTCAAATCACCCCCTCACTATATGGCCAGGTATCCACCTGGGCCTGTAAAGATTGCAGCACCAACCGCGTCAGAACCGATGTTTGCCAGGGCAAACGCTGAACAGTAGTAGCCACTATCTGTGGGTTGAAAATAACCGCTTGTGGTAGCTGCCAACCAATCGCCCGCCGATGCTACCTTGGCAGGGTCGATATGGACGTTGCAACGACCTGACACCACGATGTTGCCGGTATTGCCAGAAGCGACCGCAGCAGGGGCAACCCCATTGCACTCCTCGCTGTTGTCTGCAACAAGATTGTCATCGAGCGAATACGCGATGCCGTTAAGCAGGGCGCATAACGCCGTAACCGGATAAACCACACCGGTCGCCGGTGATTGAGCATTCGGAAAACTGAACACGCCGGAACCGATTGAACCGGATGTGACCGCCAATTGTGCCTCACCGACCACAGCCTCAAGGGAACCCGCCGTGGTAAACCACCCCGAGGTCGTGACTGTCAATTTGGCACCCTTCACAATCGCACCACCAGCAGCATATTTCATCAGGCCGATATTGTGCATTTCGACCATTTCGCCGCTTTCTGGCTTGTTGTAGATTATCCCGCTTGCTTCCTCACCGTTGTTTGCCACCAGACCGTCATTCAATGCCACAGCTTTATACTGTGAACCTGAAAGATCCTCGGCGGCTTTCAACGTAAAAGCAAAACTTACATTGTCTATTGCCATTTTAAATTACCTCTCTTTCGCCCGACTCACTATGCTGACGGGCTTGTATCGTCTTTATACCTGTTTGCCAGATCCGGCTCGATTGTGAAAACTCGTGCCAATGCGGTCTGGTAGTCAACCTTTTCGTGTTTGTCCATATACGCCCTGGTCTTGATATCGACCTCGACCTGGACATCCTCAAAGGAGTCTTTGTTCTCGCCGCCCTTGCCTTTTTCCGTGGGGTCGATAACGTCTTTATAGGTCGCCACGAACGCTTTGAAAATGTCCGTGAACCCCTTGTCATCGGTGTAAACGTGGGCATCGGTTTTCAATGCTTCCACGATCACATCACGCCCTGCCGGTGTCATGCGTTTTTCCTTGACCTCAGTTTCACAGAATGCCAGCAGGCTTGTTTCTCGCTCACCCTGATCTTTCTCGGCCTGGGCTTTACGGTCGGCATCGCGTTCTGATTTGTACTTCTTGGCTTCTGCCAGGGCCGCTTCTTTTTCAGCGACTTCGTCATTGTATTTTTTCTCAAACTCATTTTCGGCCATCTTATTAACCTCCTTCTGTTGTGGTATATTGGAGATTTTTTTCTGCGGCTCATCGATCTCAAAACATGCGACTTTCCCAAACGATCCCGATCCCTCGGTGGATTGAGTCAAATACGCTGTTAGATCAGCAAGATCTGTAACCGCCGGAATATCTGCGCCTAACAAGGCCACACCGGTCAGTACCCGCTTATAGACATTATCTCCCTGTTTCCATGTGAACCATATCTCAGAGCTCACACGTTTATATAGACCCGCCTTGATCGCCCGATATAAGATATCCGGCACATCTGACAGGGTTGCTATCAATTTATCTTTGACACGCCGTAGGGCCGTTACCCAACCCAAAGACGGTAATCCATCAGCGATCTTTTGCTTGTCGTTATGCCCCAACTTGACCGGCGGCTTGACAAGACCCCCCAGGGCTTCAAAGTTCCGTACCATTGCGTCAAGATGCGCTGCCGTGAACTTGTCACCATTCCATGTGCCAACGCTGAATATCTCTGCATCGAATTCGTGCTGTTTGCTTGCGGCATGTTTGCTTGATGACCGATTGTTCGCCTGGGTCTTTCGGTCAACCCATTTGCAATTATCAGGGCCATAATTTCCATCGTTATCGACCCGATCCAGGGTCATACCCTCTGCCCTCGGCCCCATATCTTTCATGAAGTCCTCAAACGACTTTCGCCACCGGTCGCAAACCGATATGCCCCGCCCGCCGTAACGATCATAGTTTTTATCGTTCTCGTTTGTGCAACGCGACTTCATCGATGTCCACAATGAATAATCTTGTTCCCTTGTACCCATAATTCGATCTCCTGTTGAGCGACAAAAAAAGGGGCCGTGTAGGAATGTGGCCCCACATGGCCCCTTGAATTGTCTGGATGCTAATGGATCAGATCAGCATCTTGTCTGTGTTTTTATTTAATTCTGTGCGGTTCTCTCAATTTTTCAATCTCCCCACTCGGTCAACCCTTTCATATTATCGGTATTACATGCGTTTCCGGTACCGTCTGGTGGCAAGTTTCGCACAACTCAAACGGCACGATATCGAAATCTTTTATGTCATCGTCAATAGTTCCCAATATGCCCTTGGCAAATGCATCTGTGCAACATCGGGTGATATGGCCTGAACTCAAAACAGCCAACTGCCCTTTCTCCAACCAGGGGCAGGGGTAATGCTCGCGGCTCGGGAACCACTTTATTTGACCGGCCCAATCATTCGGTCGGGTCATGAAATCCACGCTGTACCCTGTCGGGATTGCTGCGTCCTGTAATATCCGCAACGCCCTGGCAATTGATCTGGGTTTGTGTCCTGAAACGTGTATGCGGCTAATTCCTGCGTCTTTCAGCCCCTTTGCCATATCCATAGTCAGGGTATTGCCGTTTGTGCTTATATGAAGCAACTGACGAAACGGTAACTGCTGATATGCGTATCGCACCATGTCGATCAGATCGGGATGCAGGGTCGATTCGCCGACACCCATCAGGTTCAATTCAAGCTGTGTGCGCCGTTTGCAATAATACTTGACCCACTCGATTGCTTTCTCAAACACTTCCCAGGCCATGAAGCCGGTTTCACGATATTTGTGTTGAACAGGGGCGCAACAGTATTCGCACGTGTTGTCGCACTTGCTCGATAATTCGATTGTGTTTATCGTGGTTGGTTTCATATCCTCTCTCCTTTTTCATCGATCATTCCGTTGGCCTGTATTTGCAGGGGCCATTTCACGCACCGCCGCATCGGGTATATAAGCAGATTGTCAGGCACACACAACAGGATCGGATCGCCGGTTATGTCATCGGGTATTACTGCCGTCATGCCGTCAAAATATCGGGTAAACAGTTCGGCCCATTCGTCAATCGTTTTGATATTGATATGGCTCGGATCTTGACCGGCATCCAAGCCGACATAGTGAACCTGTCTATGCCCGACCCTGATCGCTTCTTGTATCGCCGCGACTTCCTGGCTCTTATCGATATGCTCTAAAACCGCTGTGGATGTCACGATGTCGAATTGTTTATCTTTATACATATGCATATCCGCGATTGAACCGAGCGCGATCTTCGGATTGCCGGATGCCCTAACCGCGGTCGGGCTGATCTCTATTCCTGACACATTGATAAACCCCCGGGCTTTCCAGATTTTCATGGAATGCCCCACACCGCTGCCCAAGTCGAGGATCGTCGCGTCACGATTTACGCCGGTCATCGCAATCGCCATATCAACATTGTACCGATATGACGCGAGCGCGTGCCTGGGCATGACCCCGTCAATATACATCTTGCGATACCATCCGTGTGAATATTCCATTTCATACCATTCGCCGTTCATGTATCGGGTGTTATCGGTCAATGTTTGCCCTTATAGTTGATTTCCATTCCTTCAATATCAATGAAAAATGGGTGCTTGCCAAAAATAACTTCGGCGGCGATTGTCAACTCTGCCATATCTGCTTTTCGATATGTTTTGAGTTTTCTTATTCGCTCATCTCTCGCTTTGATCCATTCCATTTTTTCATAAAGGGTCGGGTAATCTTCTTGTGTTATATTGTGCCTCATGCTGCTTTCTCCTTTCCTGTTTCCGGCAATACCATATGGCATGTTTCACATAATGCGTATGGCACCACCAATCGGGCTAAAACATCCTCATCAAACACCGTACCGAACACGCCCAGGGATCGATAATCAAAACAACATGGTGTGATATCGCCCTCTTTCTGAACGTACCCACGGCCCTGAATAATCGGGTCACATTGATAGGGTATAATCTTTTTAACTGTGTCCTCTGGCGGCAACTGACCGGCCCACGAATGCTGACTCGTCAATGCGCCGGTTGAAAATATGCCTGTGATACCAACATCCATAAGCAGATCCGCACACCTTCGGGCATAATACGGGTTGTGTATTGATATATCGATCCGGTCGATACCCGCATCTTTCAGCTTGGTTGCCAGGATCTTGGTCATATTCACGCCGTTTGTGCAAAATTGCACCTGTCCTGAACCCATGATATCTCTGACCCTGCGCAACCGCCTGGGCAGCTGCGGGTCAAGACACGATTCGCCGGTGCCGTTCATGTTTATCTCGGCCTGGGTGCCTGCCTTGCATAGCTGCCCCAGGACATCCAGGGCCGCGTCAAATACGTCATTGTCCATTATCCCAGGTGATCGACTCGGGTGCTTCACCAGGAACCGATTGACGCAATACAAGCATGACAGATTGCAGATATTTGCCAACTCGATTGTGGTTATGGTTTGTAGGGTCTTATACATGATTGTCGGTTTCTCCTTTCATTACTTGAATCCCTCTTGTGGCGTACCCGCTGCCGGTATGCGCGATTCCTTGCCATTCCATTCGTCATCAACCACGGTAACAGGCACCAGGATCGACCGACATTGATAATGATTCGGCGGTGTCCTATCTGACCAATCCTTGCGGATAAGGCCGTGTAACGCTTCACATACGCCCGATGTGCGATCATCCAACACCGCGCTGTACTCGTATGCAATCACGAACCCTTTCATGTCAGGTGATCCGAACAGGGCTTGCCTGCCCTGGTTCAATGCGTCTGCGGTGTTCGTCCTCACGATATTTTCAATGCGGGCCGGTATGTTTATGGCTCGACCTGCGGCATCGACTTCGGGTAGCATAGATACCAGATTCGTGTCGGTGGATATCGCGTCAACGGTTTGCTTTAAAGTTTTATCATATTTAAGTGCGTTTTCCATGACGGTATAAACAGCATCGACTGTTGCCTTATCCATGACACCCGTTATCTTGACCGACCTACTCTGCATAAATTTATCGGCCTGGGTCTTATCCATACCGACCCGCGTGCTTCCGGCTGCTAATGTTTTCCGTGGTAATTCCTTGCTTGCAGCGTCGTACCCTTCATCTAAAGCCCGCTTGAGGTTATCCCATATCGCCATGCGGTACCGTTTCAACAGCACCTTGGGTATGACTATGCCCGCGATCTCAACAGGCTTGACATTCGCGCCGGATCTTACACCCATGATTTTCTGGATCTGTTTTTCAAATGATAGCTTTACGCCCGCCATCACATCGGCAAGCTCTTTCCCGAACACATCTTCGTGATCGTCCAGGGCCGCTTCAAGCCTTGCGAAATTTACCCTGTTCAGCCAGGGCTTGTCTGCGAACTCTTTGCGTATCATTTCGATGTCACCCTGGGCCGATATCCATTCTTCATTCTCGGGATCTTCTATCGGCAGGATGTCATCAGGAGTGATCGCGCCTGGATCGCCCTCGATGTCTTCCTCGTCCTCGGGTTTCTCGGGTGCGCCGACCGTCTGCCTGATCCATCGTTCATCGGCATCGGTCTTGGTGACGGCACCGCCCTTGATCAACTCTGCCCAACTCTTGGCAATCTCCATCTTTTTCGTGTCGCTGATCGGCTCAAATTTAAACTTGGGATATTCGGTTGTGGCATAATTCCACCACGCGACCGGCCTGATCAACTGGTCGTTTACGGTTTCCTGTAACTCCCTGGCGATCTCGTCTAATATCCAAAAGAACGCTTCAAGCTGCGTCTGTGATTGACTATACGATCCGGTGGCCCCCTGCTCTGATAACCCTAACAGGTTCGGCATAAGCAACGCCCGCGATATCGCTTTGTTGTGCTGTATCAGGGCTTTGTCGTATGCGTCTGTCCTGGTGGGTTGCTCGACCTTCATATCAATGCTCGCCGGTGTGATAATACCAGTGCGGGCTGACAGGTTTTCGATAACGTCCTGCAGATCGGCACGATCATCGGTTGACAATACGCCCTCGGTAATATGGGCGTTCAGGAACCCGCTGCCATGCCGTTCAAGGTGTATGTTCTGGAACTTAATAGCGACATCCTTTGACCACCATGCGCGATAGGCTGCCCGCAGATCCGACTCGCCATAGTGCGGGTCGACATCGGGTTGATATACGAAATGGATCACCTTGTCCAATGGCAGGGTGATTGTGTCACCCACTGACCCCTGGGTGACTTCGATCAGGTTGCCGTGTTTATCCGTCGTGAACGATATGGTTTCGAAAGGCCGCAGCTTGATATCGGTCACGCCCCATTGTGTTTTGCCGTCAAACTCGATGTTATCAATCACGAACTCAGACACGCTGAACCCCGCCTGGAATGCGCTCATGATCGCCTTTAGCTTCGATGTCCAGGTGCCGGATATCTCGTCAAGCATGAACTTGAAATAGTCTGCCATGATCTGCTGATCTGGATCCGGTTCGCCGGTGTCATCGTCTGTCGGCACATCGAAAAACCAACCCCTTGATATGACCGCGTCTTTTTTAAGCACCATGGATGCTTTGATCTGATCATCGTACAGCATACGGGCATATACCCTGTTGCCTTTCTTGATCAGCAATTCATCGGGGTTGTATCTTGTGAAATCGGATGTCAGATACAGGTTCGACCACGCGACCCCGATATCACCCTTCGGCGGGGCTTCGGGTATTGGTGCTTTTTTGAATATGTTTAAGAAATTCATGCGGCATCCTGGTATAAGTGTTTTATCAGCATCGAGCCGATGTATTCAGTATAGGCAGGCGGTATTGCCTGGGCTAAGTCTTTTTGTCCCATCCATGATATGCCCATTTGTTTTTGTGCGTATGGAACACCAGAAAAATGCCCAACGGGTTGAATGATCTCTCCGGCATGGACAGGTCTTCCCATCTTTATTGCAGGCTTTGTTTTTGGAACGATGGGTTGATTAACGAAAAAACTACACTCAAAAAACCGCATACGATGAACAAGTAAACCAAAAACAGACCCATTTAGATAAACAGGATCTATCAATGGCGATCCTGGCACGTTTTCAATCACATACTGACAACCGGAGAATAAGAGCCTGTCCCTGGTTTTTGCGATAAGGTCAGGATAAACCCGCCCCTCTTTTCGCCATTGCTTTGATGCCTTGGAGTACTGTTGACATGGCGGACTCGCATGGATTGCAGCAAACCCATCAAGTGGGTACGTCATGGCATCGGCCTGAATAAATTCAAATGGGTAGCGCGGTTGCGGGTTTATATCAACGCCCACAACCTCAAAGCCTGCCCGATGGTACCCCATCGAAGCACCGCCCGCACCACAAAATAAGTCAAGTAGTTTCATCGTTACCAATCCACCATGCTCGATATAGTTTCGCCGACCGCCTGCACCTTGCCTGTGGTATCTGTCAGCATTTCTGATTCGTATGAATAACGCAGGGCATCTATGTGGTGATTATCCCTGTCTGCCGGTGTGTTCAAGACTTCACCATCCTTGTTCTTGGTGTAATGATATTGCTCAAATTCCGCGATGGTGTTGATGCATGACCGATCAATGACAATGGTTTGCTGATTAAGCCATTGAATGCCATGCATGATCGAGTCCTTGCCTTTCCTGGCCCCTGTCGCATTGATGTCATGATTGCACAATTCCTGAATTGACTTAGGCTCGGCTGAATCACATATGACCGGATCAACGCCCACCAAATCTTTGATATCAGATGCAATAATATCATTAGTTACCTCGACCTCATGGTATTCGTGCGTAATATAAATCGTTCTGCTTGCCCTGTGATAATAAGACCGACTAAGGGCAGTAGGGTCATTGCTGTAACCAAAGTCAAGCCCACAACGAAACATATCAAAGCCAATAAACTTAGGATCATCGAGAACGCTTTCAATGCGCCAGTTACGAAAAACAAGATCGCCGAGGATGCCCCATTCGCCAAGTGTGTAAACCTTGAAATAATACTCGTCTGATTCATCGAGAAGGTTTTCGATATCGTCAGGCTCAAGGAATCGATTGTCCAGGTAAGTGCTTTTGCAAATGAATAGTTTGTCATCATGGTATTCTGTTTCCTGGTCGTTCCATCTGCCCGAAAAGAACGTGCGATAAATCCAGTGTGTTTTCAATATCGGGTTGAACGTCATGGTGATGCGCTTTACAATACCAGGGGCAAGCCCTCTTAGCCGCTTTTTTAACTGTGTGAAATCGTCCTGGGTAATCTGTGTTGCTTCCTCGATCCATATGTCTGTTATGACTCCCTTGACGGGCCTGATCGACTTGATCTTCTCAACATCGTCCAGCCCTTCACATAATATCTGGTACCCGTTTACACATGTCACTGTCAGATCGGATAGGTTCGTTTTGAATAAGCCCACCACATCGAATCGATCAATGGCTGCAATTATCTCTGCGAACTGTGACCGCTTGATCGACTTGCGAGTCTTTCGTACACATAGATAATTGCGGCCCCCATGTAGCATATCCCTAACGCAACGTTCAGCCGCAAAGACCGACTTACCAGAACTCGACCCCCCAAAATATATCTGTAGCCTTGTTTGTAGGTCGCGCTGCTTCCAGTATATGTCATTGAAGACGCTCCTGCCGATTCCTATGTTGTAGCCGGTCATCGTGGGTCATTAATGCCATTCGCAGTTTCCAGTAAATTGACAGGGCCGTATGCTGCGACATCATACTGCTGATGGTATATCTCTGTGACCCTTCGGGCTGTTTCTCGCTGTGAATCGATGCTGATACGGCCTAACAGTATCAAACACCCACCATTCACCACCAGGATTGCTATCAGTACGATAAAGAGTGCATAAACCATTCTGTTATTCATTGTCGGGTATCTCCTTTCATTTATCACAAGCCTACACGATTCGCCCATATGGCATTGAATCAACCCTTGTCAAGGTGTCCCCTGACACCGTCCCATATCCCTCGGCTTGTTATTTATCCTCAAGATCCGTAACCGTGATAGTGATCTCCTTGTCACCTATGCCGATATCTCCGGTCGACCCGAATTCCTTCTTACGTTTCCTGGTCAAGAACCACTTGGCGTTCTCTGTTTCTCCCAATGCGTTGAACAGGGTTTTACGGGCTTTCAATACAGGGTTTGCCTTAAGCTGTTCTTTCCGGTCGATAAACCCCGGGTTGTCATCCTGGTAATTATACAGGGATTGTTTAGATATATTCGCCACTAAGCAGGCTTCCAGGTCAGTACATCCCATTGCGAATGCGCCCTCCAATTGCTTGACCACTGCTTCGGTCATGACTGTGTGCCTGCCCACCTTTTTTTTAGGTCCGGTTTTCTTCTTGGTCATTATGCCGCCTGCCTTGCTCTCGGCCCTCGTAGCTCTGCTTTGTTGCCGGTGTAGTCTTCATACCGCTTTACGATCACATCTGTGTAATGCGGGTCAATTTCCATCATATAGCATTGCCTTCCTATCTTTTCACAGGCAATCAGGGTTGAGCCTGAGCCGCCGAACAGGTCGAGAACTGACATTGCTTTATGGTTTTTTATGGCCCTCTCTGCCAACTCGACCGGTTTCTGCGTTGGATGCATATCATTGGCGGGGTCGCGCTTCATTTCCCATAGGGTCGCTTCTGTGGAAGCCCCACACCATTTCAGCGTTTTGCCCTTCGGCTTGAAGTATAGACAAGGCTCATGCCGTTGCTTGTACTGTGCGTTCATGGCTGCATAAGTCGCATTGGTCTTGTGCCATATTATCAGCGCATGAATTTCGCATCCGCTTTCAACAACTGCCCTATATACCTCATACCCTCTTATGTCTGCAAACCACATATAAATCGGGCCGGTCACAAACGGCAAAAGGACAGGCAGGAATAGATTGTAAATCGCTGTTGAATCGTCTGCTATCATCTTTTTACGGTTCGGATTAAATTGGCCACCCTTGTAATTCACGCCATAAGGCGGGTCAGTAAAAACCATATCGGCCCTTTCGCCATCCATCAATAACGCGACATCCTCTTGCTTCGTGGCATCCCCACATAACAACCTATGATCGCCCAGGACATACAGATCGCCGAGCATGGTCGTGGGTTCGTCTGGCACTTCTGGCACATCGTCATCGTCAACCAATGGCGGCGGGCCAATATGCCCGAATATGTCGTCAAGCTCTGCCTGGTCAAACCCCGTAACCTCTATGTCGATATCCCCTGTGTCGATCTCCACGATCAGGTCTTTCAGCTTCGGGTAATCCCATTCGCCGCCGATCTTGTTCAGGGCAATATTGAGCGCCTTTTCCTTGACGGGTTCCAGATCGACCATGCTGACATCGATTTCCTTGTAATCCAATTCTTTCAGGATCTTCAATCGTTGATGCCCGCCGACAACTACCAAACCCCTTTTGTTCACGATCAGGGGATCAATATATTCGAATTCAAGTATGGATTTCTTTAGTTTCTGATATTCAGGGTCTTCAGGTGACAGGTCTTTACGCGGGTTGTATGGTGCCGGATTGAGTTTGGTTATGTCCACCGTTTCAATTATCATAAGCACCCTTGAAGCCCCGCCCTGGTTGTCTCTCATCAACCAGGACAGGGTTAGGAAAAGAGACCATATTCTACGCAGTAGACTGGCCTTTTGGCGGGCCATCAACCCCGCCAGAGACTACATTATGTGGTCGGGTCGATGTTTTTGTCAAGGGAAATGTTGTTTGTTAAGTTCTGTTTTGCTTCGATGAGTTATGCTTCGGTCAGTTTGGTTACGTTGCGATTTGTTGAGTTATGATAGGATTAGTTTCGCTCGGTTACGATTCGCTGCGTTCGGTTGTGATATATTACACACCCTTTTTTCTCAAATATATTTCGGCCAGACCATCGTAGTCAATCTTGTCCCGATCCGGCTGTTTCTTTATGGCTTCGATCATCTTGGCCTTGGCACGGCCTGACAGAATGCGCCCCGCTAATTTGCCGAATACCGTTGCGGCTTGCCATTCTATCTTTTCAACCTCGCCGAGCCGCTTATAGTCAAGGGCTTCGTTTCGCTTTAATGTGCGGCCGATCTGCTTTCTTGAGTTTGATATGCGCCGGTGATTATCCTCGACCGTTTCATTAGGATTTAACTTGCGATACCCGACATTAGGAATATTTGCAAAATTGCATCCTGATCGTTCAAGCCGCTTGATTGCCGATATCACATAACTGTAACCTTTTTCCCCTGGTTCGCAGCCCATTTCTATCACATCTGCCAAGTCTTCATATCCCACGACTTCACCCTCGCCGAATTCTTTCATGAAATCTTCGATATCTTTTGTCAACGGGCTTAGCCTAAATGGCTTAAATTTATTTATGATTTCCATTTGATTCTCCTTTGCTGTTGTTTTTATTTAGTTTAGTTTAGTTTAGATGCGATATGTTACGCTGAGATTCGTTTCGTTGAGTTCCGTTAAGTTCGGTTTTGGTTTGGTTCGTTCTGTTTGGTTCGGTTTCGTTGCGTTGCGTTATACTTTTTCAAAAGCAATATCTACACACTCATATCGACCGTTTTCGCCTGCATTTTCTGGACGCCATGAACCAATGCCGACCGCCATGCCTGCGTAATTGATAACCTTTTCAAAAACGCCTTCTGTTATTTTCTCGTCAAGGATGTTGATCTGTAACTCGCCTTTCCATTGCTCCACGATTGGGAAATGTATCCATCGCTTGCCCTGGCCCTTTCTTGGTGCCGTATAAATCCCGTCCGGTTCGTCTGCGAACTTGGCATCCTTTCGCTTTACATCAAGCGATATTGAATTCATAACAATAACGCCACCCTTGAAATGTTTGGTATATGTGGCCTTGCCCTCTCCTGGTATTTGCATATTCAGCCATTGCGCCCCCAGGCATATTGATTTTTTGAACCGCGCGGCCCTTAGGACAAGTTCATCCTTTTCGTTACAATCGCACCTTTCGCGCCATATGCGATTTTCAAACTCGTCATATGATTCGTTTGGCCCTTTCTCGGATCTGAGTTTTTTGTTAAATGTTACCGGTGTGACTCCCTTTAATTCGCATAATACTTTTAACATAATAGATTCTCCTTTCGCTGTGGGTTGATATTCGGGTTTTAGTTTAGTTTAGTTGGGTTGTGTTTCGTTTTGTTCCGTTTAGTTCCGTTTTGTTAGGATATGCTTCGTTTCGTTTAGTTTCGTTGCGTTTGGTTAAGTTTCGGTTTGTTTTCATTCACCCCCTTTTTATTTTTCGCCCAAATACCGGCAATTCAAATATATCTTCAATATCTTCCAATGACCTAACAACCTCGTATCTTATCCCATCATGCTTGCAGCGGGCCTGAAACTCCTTTTGCTTTTCGGACATACGGCCCTTGGGTGCTTTAAATTCCAAATAAATCGCCTGCCCCCGATGGTGCGCTATCCGGTCGGGTATGCCAGGATATGCCCCAAGCCCCTGCAAAACATGATATGAAAATATGCCAAACGTTTTCATCATTTGCGATGCTGCCCGCTTTAGTCTGGTTTCTGGTGTCATCAATGCCAACTCCCAATCTGTGTCAACACGATGCCCCGCGCTGCCAGATTGATGTCTCCCTGGTCGCACCGCAGGCAAAACAGGTCGGTATTGCCGCCCAGGGGTAAGGCCCCATGATATTTCTCTTGGTATCTATGCGCTCTCATTATGCGTTTGACGCAAGCCTTTTCCGAAAGCCTGCAATGATATCGTGTGCATAACATGATGTCGGGTTGCTGCAATGCTTCGACCTTCTCGATTTCTAATGCCGGTATCACGTTGCCGCCTTTCCCCTGTCCTGTGTTCAGGGATGCAAATTGCATAGTTCCAAAATCGTCTATTCTTGAATTCAGTTCTTGCATTTATCATGACAACACTCTTTCCTGCGTTTATAATTTAACGGGATCGCGCAGCCCCCCGGTTCGGATTCACAGCTTGGACGCATCCAATAAACGTTACCAAGGCAAACAATATTAGGATCGTTGCAGTTTGTGTCCTCATTCCGGCATCACCCCCTCTTGGTTATAATATTCATATCCATTTTTAACACAGAACGGCGAACAATATTGCTTCCCGTCATAGTCATTATAAATTGCCCTTGGGTGTGCTGAATGGTCATCGTCTGTCGGATCGTGAAAATCTAATCCACACCATTGGCACAGATAAGCAACCCTATGAAATTGGTCTGCCATTAATCACCCCCTCACTTTCCCAAAAGTCCTGGCACCATTCATCAAAATCATAAAATAAAAAATCGTCAAGATCATCTGCCATGCGCTCGTGATAGCATTCTAAACAGGCCCCCTCACTCACGATGCCACATGATATGGCCTGATCACATTCAATGCCGGTTAAATTATCCTCTGTGCTATCGCTTATGTGCTGCCGGGTTGTCCGTTTCGACATTGCCTGACCTCCTTTATAGCCCCAATTCTACCCTGATTTTATCATAATAACTGCGCTTTATCGGCGGGATGTGTTCTCGTATGATCTTAATAACATAATCAGGATG